ATACTTACCATAAAAGACCATGATTATTTTATGGCCTTTAATATGATAAGGCAAACATCTTCTGACCTACTTGGTGATCTTAGAGGTGCTTTTATTTCTGGAGAGTTTACCAACTATAGAGAGTGGAGCTATACCTTTATACTTAATAGATTAATAACTATTTATTCTGCACATGGTATGCATTGTCATGAGATAGAAGAAGAGCAGTTGAAGTCTGTTGGTGTTGTTAGTCTTACCGATAGAAAGAATATGGGTATTCGAGATGCTGAAGGTAATCGTATTATACAACTGTCGGATACTGATACAACTCCAGACATATTACCTAACAGATACAGACAGTTAGCTGATCTTGTACGTTTCTATGAGCCAACTCGTATTCTTGAAACTGGTACATGGAATGGTGGCAGGGCTATTGAGATGGCTTTAGCTGCCTTTGATAGAAATAAAGAGGTTCACTATATAGGATTTGATTTGTTTGAGGATGCTACTCCACAGACAGACCATGAAGAGTTTAATGTTAAACCTCACAACACAATGGAAGCTGTGGAGAAAAGGCTTACTGAATTTACAGAGCATATCAAGAAGGAAGAAGATAAAACATTTACTTTTTCAATTTCACCATATGCAATAAAGTCCTTTGATTTGTAGTTTAATATTTCTACACCGTTCACCAATATTCCAGTAAAACCGGGTTCTGTTTCAGTTACTGTTCCATCATTCTCTGGTTCAGATACTTCTCTTAAAATCTTTTGTGGTTTTAAGGTTTTGCCATAAAACTCAAATGGTTCAATAATACTATCTGTTATTGTTACTTCTGTATCTACAGAAATAAATTTAGAACTGTAAATATTATTTCTACTCTTAGCAAATTTTAAAGTAAATCCGTCAACTCTTTGAACAAAATATAAACCATCATCAAATAGTGCGGTATCTCTAACAAGTCTAGTTGCTACAGATCCATTACCATCAATAAAACTTTGACTAACTGTTCTAGCTTTGTAATATATTGCGTCTCCAGTGTAGAATCCGTGCTCAACACCAGGTGATACTAAAAACGATGTTCCAGAAAAAGTTCCAGAGAAAGTAACCTTTCTTGCATCCACTTCAATTGGTTGAGCATTATAAGTTGGAAGTGATGGTGAGGCAACAATATAGTTTCCATCATCATTTTTAAATAATGCATCAACGTCTGTAGAGAACTGTTGAATTTTTGGAAAATTGCTAGAAGATCCTTTTTGAATTTTTCTTTTAATTTTCTGAACAGTGTCTGCATTTAAAACTCCTTGTCCACGAATGTTAAATGTTTTTTCATCTGAGATGCTTACAATTGTGGACTCTTTTTCTGTGCCATCGTTTAAAATAACACTTATCTTATTTCCAGGTTTCAAATAATTTTTTACATTTAATGAAATCTTGTATGTATAATCTGAAATATCAATTAATTCTACTCTTGAAACCTTATAAGATGGTGAAACATTATAAAACCACTTATTTGTTTTATAATTATTTTCGTTAATTCCTAAATCAGTAACTCTAGCACTAGTTTGTCTTTCTGCAGAAACAGTATTCTCTGGTATTTTTACATTATCAAGAACTGATGATATTCTAACTCTTATGAGTTCTTGATTTACTGAGGATCTACCATATGCAAAAGTGTTAATTCCAATTGTTTCTGCGTCAGATATTTTCGATGTTAAGTTAGTAACTCCAAAAAATTGTGTTAATGATTTTGATGTATATGAGACAAATCCAGTTGTAGTATCTGCATATGTTACATACAGTTCTCCAGTGCTTCCAAATCCAACTGTAGAGTCAACATCGATGATAGTTGATCCTGAAGAAACATTTCCGATAACTTTGGTTGATGCCTCTACAACAAAATTTCCATATGCTGATCCATCAACTCCAACGTCTCTATTATATCCACCATCATATCCAATACGATAAAAAGACTTACCATATCCTACTTCAATTTTATCAATTGCAATTACTGGAGCATATGCTCTATTAGAACTACTATCAAACTTATATGCATCTTGATATAAAGTCGCATTGTCTAATTCTTCTGGATTACCAGAAATTGCTTCAACAACTAATTCATTAACAACTCGATAATTTGAATTAGATGGTGTTAAAAGATTATCTGATGGTTTTATAACGGAGACATCTTTATCATATAATGCTTTGAATAAAATTTTAAAAGAACTGTCAGTTCCTTTACTAAGGTAAAAATCTTTTGATTGTTTTATGAATATATTTTCATTTAAATCACTTACTAAAGACCTATTTTCTAATCCAGGAAGAAGTTGATGTTTTACTTTAAGTAAAAACTCTTTTAAGAATAAACAACTTAAATTTTCAATATTTAATCCTGCATCGTGATCGTCCGCATCATTTGATTCAAAAAGAACTTCCTCTTGTTTGAATTCATTTCTGTAAGACGTGATGCCAACAAACCCTCTAGAGCATCCTGTAAAAGAATAATCAGTTTTTCCAGTATATGTGATTACTTCATCTTCAATTTTTAAAAGTCCGTAAGAATCAGGAAAACCTTTTGTTCCCTCTGGAGACTTTCCAGAATCGACTTTAATTACATCATCATAAAATGTAATGTCTTCTGCAAGAACAACACTGTACGTCAGATTAGTGTTATTGTCTAATTTTATATACTTGTCAATATTTTGTATTAAATCAATTGGACCACCTTGATACTCTTGACCAAGATAATACTGTTTTAGAAAATCAGATACTAAAGGATAATCTTCTCGCACATATGCGGGAAGTTGACTTGCGACAATAGCATTAAACTGAATTCTACTTTCTGACATTTTATGAATTTATCGTCTTAGTATGATGGTGAACTGGAAGAACTTCCCGATGTTGATACCGAGCTGGTTGGTACTGATGTGGTGGTGGTAGGTGTAGATGTTGTAGATACTGTAGATCCACCGTTTGCTCCTGTAGTATCAAGTCTTGCGGTTGTTGAAGGACCTCCAGACCTGACTAAATTACCATTTGGATAACTCGATGACACTAGGTAATTAGATGCTGAGGGATCTAAACCAGATGCTATTTCATCAATAACAGTTTCAAAATTACTCCCACTTATATCTAGTTGCAAATATAAATCCTGTAATCCGATGACATCATTTGAATGAGGAACTGCTTCAATTTCAATTGTATCAACACCATTTTTTATTTTACCTGCAAGAATATTAATTGGATTTAAAGTAATAACTCCACCTGCATAATTAATTGTTCCAACATTACGTCTTATAACGGTCGGAGATTGAGACCCAACTGATGGTAAAGTGAATAAGAAAATAGATCCAGTTGTTCTATTAGTGTCAGGAATATCAGACATGTAAACATTTTGAGCAATTCCTGCTACTCTAAATGCTGATGATTTAATATTATATCCGTCCATACTCTTAATATGGAATTCATTTCCAAATCCAATTTGATATTCTGCAAAAGTATTCAAAACAACTCTCAAATCTCTTCTCATTCTGACAAGAGTTATGTTAGATGTAACAGCTTCATGACTGTTGTCAATTACATTCAAAAACTTACTGTATTTGAATCTTGCACCATATCGATTCATTTCTGAAGATTCTGAATATTTTACAGCATTATTTTGTACAATTGAAGATACTGCAGCTGCTGATGGTGCTAAATTAGAGTTATAATAAACTTTACTGTCAAGTTCTAGATACAAATACTTCAAATCAAGGATTTCTGGAACAATTCCAGCAACAGCATATTTTTTCAACTTCAATTTAATGTTTTCTTTGATTAAATTTGGAAGAAAATCACCAAATCTAGGTTTAATACTGATAAAAACCTTTCCATATTGTGGAGGAATCAGTTCTTCACCACCAAAAACAGAAATTGACTCTGTTTCAGGGTAAATTTTTGCTGGAATCAAGGTTTCATAGTCATTTGCGGTTAATGCACGGTTTTGTGATGCATAAATTCTTGGTGCATACTTTTTAATCGACTCTACAGACTCAATTGGTTCCCCTCCAGATGCACTTATACCCGTTGCAACAGCACTAATTCCAGAAGTGACTGTATATTCTTGAGAATTACGAATATAAACTAATTTTCCGGCATATTTGAATTTTCCAACTCCATTTGCAGAATCACCACTTGATGTCATATAATCAACAGTGATAAAATTATTATCTTCTAACTTATTTCCAAAAATTCCGTCACCAAAAATAACTTCATATCTTTCATCATCAGATTCTTGAAGATAATATACTTTTGAATCAGATTCTACATCAAATAAACTATCTTGACGACTATATTTGACAGTTCTGCTTGATTGTTCGTTTGGTCGAACTGATACTGTTATTAAATCAGTATCAATACCAATATTATCTAAAATAAACTTTTGATTTGGATCTCTAGCATTAACAGTGAAGTTAGATGTTAAGACAGATCCCTCATAAACTGATATATTATTAAATGATGCTGTGTTATCAAAAACAGGAACTGTAATATCCTCTAAAATTGAGAAAACGTATGATTGTTTTCCAAAAGAACCTGATGAAGTTGCAACAATTCCCTTTTTAAGAGTAAGATTTGATGGTGTTGGGGTTATACCTGCCGTATTTACGGAAAAACTTATGATTCCTCTTGCTGCTTTTCTTGATTTTGGTAAATATCCGATATTTCTTGCTAAAGAAACGACATTTTCTCTTAATGTCGCACTATCAATGAATACTTCATTCGCAACCATGTTGGCATTGTATGAAGTAATATAGGTATTGTATGCCAAAACGTTCAAAATCGTTGAGAGGTTAGACCCCTCAAAGTCATAATCCGTAAATTTAGAGTTTTCTTTTAGATATTCTCTAAGAGTTGTCTTAACCTGTTCAAAATCCAGGTTAGCGAAGTTGGATAATGGCATCTTTACCTAGTTGGTTGCAAAACAAATTGTAATTCTTGTGGTGGAACGTCAGCACCTATGATTTCATAGATGATTGTTACATTAAATTCGTTGTTTTCAAAGTTTGGTCGGACATTTACTCTTGCCAATTCAACTCTTGGTTCATAATTTAAGATAGATTGGGTGATTTCCTCTCTAATTGTATTGGCAGAGATGTTGTCTAAGTTCTCAAAAAGAGACCTGGAGATGTTAGAACCAAAGTCATTGTCAAAAAAACGTTCTCCAGGCACCGTAAATACAATATTTCTTATCGAACGTGATATTGCGGTTTCATTTTTAAGCGCAATCAGGTCATCATTCAGAGGATTTCTCTGAAATGTCATACTTAGGTCTTTAAAACCTTGACTAACCCGTTCTATAGGCACAAAAATCCGGCGATTATATCTTATTTATTAAGGCAATTTTGAATTATCTACTCATAAAGAGGTTCTGGATTCGTCTCACTTTCAAAAAATTCACTTTCTTCGACGGAATCCCGTTTTTTTGGTGTCAAATCGTCATTTGAGATCTCACGAAGCATTTTTTGATGCTGATGATTGCCTAAATTGTCTAAAAAATCGTGTTCAGTAGTCATCCGATAATGTCCTTTGGTGAATCTTCTCTTTCTTTAGCAGTTTTCCAAAAATATTCGTCCTCACGACCCATACCAAGACGTTCAAAACCATTTTCAACTTGATAATATTGAGTCGAAACTTTGAAATCAGGTTGTTTTGGTTCAACAGGTGTCAAACTGTTGTCATAGATACGCATTCTGTTATTAGGATACAGTGCATACTGTCCATTTTCAAGTTCAATCAGGTTATGTGACTTATGTTCAGCAGGATTTTCACTTGTGGCATAATCAACCACTTCAGGATCCTGATGGTAA